ATTTTGGAAAACAACTGACGTTAGATTGTCGGCGTTAGAATTAAGAATGACAATGAAAGAAAAGTCCGACGACATGATTAATCAGAAGTTGGACAAATTGCAAGAGGGAATTAATGACGTTAAGGTTTCGTTATCTTCTAAGGCTGATAAAAAATAAATTTCATCAAAAACAATAATCATGAAAAGTTACAAAACAACTTTAGCGGGTATTTTAGCCGGTTTACCGGTAGCGATTCAATCAATTTTGGACGCTTACAACGCGGGTCAATTTACGGGAAAGTCACTTTCTCAATTGGCGGTTGGTATCGGAGTTATCCTAATCGGCGTTTACGCTAAGGACCATAACGTTACCGGCGGAACAACACAACAGTAATTAAATAGGGGCTTCGGTCCCTATAATTTTCTTATCTATGAGCAAGAATAAAAATCCGCTTCCACTTACGGTCTTATTGACTTTTTTAATGTTTGTGGTTTTTCTTATTTTATTATTATCGGCGTTATCGGGTTGTAATCCGGAACGCAAGATTCAGCGTGCGGAACAGATTGTAAGAACTGAACCAAATTCTTTTGATAAGATAGGCGCGGAATGGTCTTTATTACATCCATGCGCAAATGATACTTTAGTGCGTTTAATGAATGATACAACAACCCATCACGATACAACCTTAATAGGCTTAGTCGATTCTTTAGTACCGGATACGATACGTATAAATACGGTGCAAACAATTACAAAGCTTAAAATTCAAACAATAATTGACCATAAGGCCGAGCAAATATGGAAAGATTCAGCGGCAAAGCTTAGGATTATTTTAGCTAGTTCAGAAGGTCAAATTATTGAAAAAGATAAAAGAGTAAAAGACGGGGAGTCTAAAAATACAAGTTTAATTTGGTTACTTATAGGCGCCGTTTCATTGGGTTTTATTTCCAATGGCGCTTGGATTACAGCAAAATTTAAAGGCATTATATGAGTGTAAAGAATTTTTATCCTGAAAAACCAATAGTTCCTTTTCGCATTGCATTTGTTGAAATGTACGTTATTATTGAGGCGTTAAAAGAATTACCGTTTTCAAATGAAATAAAGCGCGCGGCTTATGCGGTTGTGAGAATAGAAACCGGAAACGGGAAATATGTAATTGGCGGGACCAATTTTTGCGGCGCTCAAAGCGATTCGGGAAGATGGCCGGCGAAATGGGATGTCGCTATTGATTCAGTTTGCACACACAATGAAAACATGACCGGGAAGGAAAGAGGTTTTGTAATATTTAACAATATTCATGACGGATTAGCGTTTTTATGTGAAAGATTAGAGGCAAAAGGTATATTTATAGGCAATACGGCTAAAATGAGGTATCATAAAGGCGCTATTGCAACGCCAACGGACTTGGCGGACGCTTACGAGGATGAGTGGGTTTACGGGGAGGACCACAATACAACGCCGGCAGAAGCAAAAGACTTTCTTTCGATGTATAAACAAGCAGAACAAATTTTTGCTTAAAAATTAACAACGCATGACAAAAAAAGATTTAGCGGCACAGTATGTCGCGAAATTCCCGTCGATTTCAAAAGCCTCAATAGCGGCTAAATTGTTTAACGACCATCCGACAATGTATAAAGACCAAGAGGATGCAAGGTCACACGTTAGAAACGCAACGGGTAGTTATGGAAAAACACACAGAAAAAACGGAATAGCAATCGTCCATACGCCGGACCTTCCGCCTACAAAATCAAAGAATCGTGAATTCGTAGACCTTCCGGTTAGTTCAAATAACATTCTTTGGATGTCAGATATTCACATTCCTAATCAGGATAACGAAGCGTTAAAATTGGCTATTGATTACGGCGTAAAAAATAAAATTAATTGTATTGTATTAGGCGGGGACGTATTGGATAATACGCCATTTACTAGCCACGATTCGCCGCCGCCAAGCGCTGATGATGTGGTAGAGTGGTTTGAGTATTGCCAAATATTTTTAAGCCATTTAAGAACAAAATTTCCAAAAGCGCACATAGTTTGGATTGAGGGCAACCACGACAATTGGTACATGCGATATTTAATGAAAAAAGCCCCAATGCTTTTTAATGACCCTTATTACAAATTGCCGCAAAGATTAGATTTAAAAAAATTCAATGTTGACTTTTACGAGCAACATATCGTTGTAAGGGCCGGCAAATTACACTTATTGCACGGGCATACTATTGTAAGGGGTTTTATGGCGCCGGTAAACGCCGCAAGGGGTGTTTTTATGAGGGCTAAAAGTTCAATGCTTATTGGACACGTACATAGCACATCGAATCATTCAGAAACAAACATAAAAGAGGAACCGATTTCGTGTTGGTCAACCGGATGTCTTTGTACATTGGCCCCGGATTATGACCCGCACAATACAAAACATAATGTAGGATTCGCGCAAATATTAGTTGAAAAAGACGGTAATTTTGAGGTACTAAACAAAAGAATCATAAACAACAAAATTCATTAAAAAATGAAGATGCCTAAAAATTGGAACAAGCTAACTTTAGCAGAGCAAGAAAATTGGTTAGTAAAAAAATACGGGGAAATTGTGGCCGAAGAGCAAAGCGTTAAAAGAATGTTGGCCCAAGTGAGAGGAAAGGTAAAAATAAAAATAGCGGAGGAAGACTACCGCCCGGACGTAGAAGCTTTAAAAGGTATATAATGGGTTCAAGAATAGGCATATTTATTTTTACAATTCTTATCCTTGCAATTATTGTATGGGGTAAGCCTTCGAGTGACTACGAATTTACTATTTCCGGCGGCGAATTTGATTTAGGGGTTAGGGTATTAGTAACGTCAGACCTTGAATATGCGGTTAAATACGTACAAAAAAATTTAGATAGTACGGTTGAAGCCGGCGACTTTGACGCTCGAGGCGTGACCTTCCCATCTAGGGATGGCCTTAGCCCGATTGTATGGGTTCCTAGCTTAGAAGACCCGGCCGTGGTGCAACATGAATTGTTACACGCCACGATTGACGTAATGAAATGGGCTAGCGTGCCGCTTACAGAAGATACGGAGGAAGTCTACGCCTACGAATTACAATATTTGACGACACAATTTAACGCTAAAACTAAATAACATGTTAGACGGCCTTATTAAATTGCTTGAATGGGTCGGGGAAAAATGGCGCGATTATCTTTCGCCAATTGTAGTTTTAAGAGATTACGAAATGGGCGTTTTGTTGAGGATAGGTAAATACAAAAGAAATTTAAAAGTCGGTTTGAATTGGAAATTTCCAATCATTGACGAAATACACACGGTCATTTGGACCATTGACACTTTGCACATCATGCCGGTTGACATTGTGACCTTAGATGGGAAACAAGTAAGCGTTGAACCCATTGTCAAATTTGACATTATAGACCCTAAAAAATACTTATTAGAGGTTAATAATGCCGCGGATAACTTACACGACGTAACAAGGGGCGTAATAGCCGATTATTTGACCGATTGCGATTGGGAAGACATAAAGAATAAGAAAACATTAACGGCCATCAAAAACGCCTTAAAAAGCGAATGTGACGAACTAGGAGTAAAAGTTTATAAAATATACTTTGGTCGTATAGTTACTACCCGCATGTTTACCGTATTTAAGGAATAATATTCGTATTTATTCGTTTATATACGTAAAAGCATACAAATAAGCTAAAATCATTTTATTTATATCTTAAAACGTATAAAAAATTGGACAATTTGAATGTTCACGAAAACGTGAACGTTCACCGGCTGTGAACAATCTATATAAGTGAACAGTTTACTATTAGCAAACTTTTAGTAGTATTACTACCTACTTTGTTATATATTTATATAAAATTGTGACATAATTTGTCTAGTTTTTTATAAAAAAAACGGGACAACTTACCTTACTTTTTTCAAAAATTGTAAAGTCCACAGTTTACTTTTTCAAATTTGCCCTTACTTTATTACAGACTTTGGAAAATTTTAACCCTATTTTGTAACATTTTGCATGCTTTATTTGTTACTAAAACACATAGAAAAGTAACATTTGCGCCCATAAAGTACCTTAAACGACACTTTTTGCGACACTTTTGTTCCTTTTACGACACTTTATTATAATTCTAGCACAACAATTTTTTATAACCCAAAATGTGCAATATATTTCCAATTGTTCAAGCTGTTATGTTTACAATATTTTAAAAAGATTAAACAATTAGAATTATATGTGTAATATAATGCATGAAATATGCGTCAAAATTCATGCAATGTGACTTATAAGTATCATTTATCGCTCAAAAAATCCCTTTTTTGACACGTTATTTGAACGATAAAATTATTTTTGGTAGTTTATAAATTCCGTTTGTAGTTTTGCGCCATGAATCCTTTTAAATACATAGTCGCTAAATACTTTTTTCCTAAATATGCCCCGGAAGTAGTCAATTGGGGCCATAAGCTTAGGGGTAAAAATGGCCACAATAAGCCAATAGAATTCACGGAAGAGGATAAAAAAGCTATTAGGGCCGGTATTAAAGCCATGGCTAAGGATTTATCAAAAGTTTAGATTCATAGGTGGTTTTATAGATTTTAAGTAAAAGGCGAAGGGGGTTTCTACCCCCTTTTTTAATGCCTAAAACCGAGGTAAAAAAATATTTTAAAAAAAAGTTTAAAAAATATTTGGTTGGTATTTTAAAACTTACCTATATTTGTGAAACAAACGGGAAATAACCCAAAAAACTTAAAAATCTATAATCATGAATTATCAATTAAAAGTTACAGAAACTAAAAACAAAGCCGGTAAATTTCATTATCAAGTTATTGACGAAAATGGTACAGTAATTAGCGAACGCAGAAGCAACCGCGAATACGTAGCATGTACACCTTACGGAAGTTATTATTTTGGTCGTTTAGATTTAGTTGGTAAAGGGGAACATGGCACGGCAATAAGACATTATAATAAAACTTTGGGACTTACAACATTTCCTTATAAAAATACTATGGGTTTATCCCCGGAGGAAGCATTGGAACAATTAAAAAAAGATGCTAAGGAAACTTTAAATAGATTAAATAGTATAGCATACAAAAAATAACTAATCCATCCCCCATGCGTTTAGGCCGGTATCGCCAACGGAACAACCGGCTAACTTTTAAATTTAAAAATCAATATATGAACATTAACATTTTAGACGCAATCATCATCGCCGGTATTACATTATTCGGTTATGTATTTATTAAAACTTTATTAAAAAAATAGTCATGAAACAAAAAATCACATTTACTCTACATGAGTACAACGCTATCCAATCGGACATTTTATGCCTTATTGCCGATTTTAACAAAGGAATAGCAACCTTTGAATTTAAGGACCTGATTTCCTATTTTAAAATCATGAAAACTAAATTCCCAATGAGTTATTTAAAGTTTGGAATGGTAGTTTATGAAGGCAAAACAATTCACTTAAGCGCTGACCATGGGGTTACGTTTCACACTACCTTAGAACTAAAAGAATTGCACGAATTAGATGAGGTTAAAGACTTGGGAACTTTTAGCGTTGACGAAAACGGAATTATTAACCCTATAAATGATTAATCATGATACAGCAAAACACAATTATTTTAATCTTAATAGCTTTAATAGTTCTTTTTTTAGGCTTGGTAAAAATTTACATAGAGGAAAAAGAAAGAAAAGACAAAGACCGTCACGATTTTTGGAATAATAGTGACAATTGGGGTAAACATTAAAAACTTAAAATCATGGCAGAAGTAATAAACTTATCCCGTATGTGGCATAAGTCAAAAAAGAATAAAAGAATTTACACAGAAGACGAAACAGATTATATTATCAATAACTACCATCGTTTATCTTATCGTCAAATGGCGGACCATTTAAGCACATCAAAAACCAATATTTGTTTATACTGTGCAAAGCTTGGATTAGGCAAAAAAACTACCATATTAAGGGAAGAGCAAACGCCTAGTTCTGAAATGGTTTTTTTTGATGTATATGAGTGCAAAGAAAAAACATGGATAATATAAAAATAAATTTTTGGGTAATTTAAAAAATACATACATTTACATTCTAAACTTAAAAACATGGCAATTATCGCTACAAACAACGGCACAGTCCGTGAATTAATCCCGGCTAACAATTACTTAGCTAGATGTTATCAAATGATTGAAATTGGAACAATCAAAGAAACAATCCAAGGGACGGAAAAGATTTTAACAAAAGTTCGTATTGGTTGGGAATTACCGACAGAACTTAAAGTATTTAACCCCGACAAAGGCGAGCAACCTTGCGTTATTAGTAAGGAGTATACTTTGTCAATGAATGAAAAAGCAAACCTTCGTAAAATGTTAGCCGCATGGCGTGGTAAAGATTTTACAGAAGACGAAGCCAAAGCGTTTGATATTACAAAGCTTTTGGGCGTTCCTTGTATGATTAACATTATACACAAACCAAGTAAGGACGGTACTAAGACTTATGAGGAAATCGCCGGAGTAACCGCAATACCCAAAGGCATACCGGCACCGGCCCCAATCCTTCCGCAGACTTTACTTTCTTATGACAATTTCGATGTAGAGGTTTTTAATTCATTGCCTGACTTTATTAAAAACAAAATGATTACATCTTTAGAGTATGCAAAAATCGCAGACCCTAACAGTACCCATTTAGATAATAATAACGAAGTGGCCGACGATTTACCATTTTAAAACTTAAAAATCATGGAAATAATAACATTTGACAACCCGTTATCAATTGAAACGGGTTTAACAAAAAGTCAGCTTGGAACGATGGCGGTTAACTTTGTAAACAATACAATAGAATCCGGCAACGCTTTAAAGGCGGCTGAAATGATAGCGCAGACCGAAACACTTGTAAAGCTTATCAAAGAAAATAAAGCTTTAAAAGATGGCATCAGGGATGAGATTTCTAAGTATGGTAAAGAATATACATCCGGGCCGGTTAAAATGGAATTGGCCGAAGTAGGCACAAAATATGATTTTAGCCAATGCGGGGATATTGAATTAAAGGACCTTTACGAAACTTTAGAGCAAATTAAAGCTAAAGTAGAGGAAAGGGAAAAATTCCTTAAAAACCTTCCGTTATCGGGTATTGACGTTATCACACCGGATGGCGAACCTATCCACGTTTACCCGCCGGCAAAATCTAGCACATCATCTTATAAAGTAACAATTGCGAAATGAAACTAGAATTAGAAAGAATTGAAAAAGCGTTCCAATGGTTAGAAACCGAGTTTCAAGCTACGGGCGAAATGCAATCGGTCGATTCTTTAATTCATAAGTTAGACTTGTTATGTAACGCCTTACCCTTTGTAAATAGTCAAATGGCTGTCACTAAACGCCTATTGAATGAAGCAAAGGTTAGGGCTTATAATAAGCTTACAATGAGTTCCCATGCGCAACAAAAATACTATGCTCCGTCATTGGCAAAGGATTACGTAGCCGCTCAATGTAGTGACGAGCAATACGCTTATGATATGTGCGAAAGATGCTCAAGGACAATTGTACACGTTATAGATGCTATGAGGACCGCAATAAGTGCTTTAAAAACGGAAATGACCATTTCACAATACAGTCAAAACGTTATGTAAATGAAACACGAAACAGCTTTCGACTTTTTATTTTTTTCCTACATTATTGTAGGATTAGCAAAGCTTCTTTATTCATTTTTTACTTATAAAACTACCAAATGAAAAATTTATTTGACGAACAAGAAACCCCGCAATTTAAGTGGTTTATGGAATACCATAAGGCAAACCCTGAAATTTGGGAATTTTTCCGAAGATATACGCTTCGTTCAATAGAAAGAGGATTTAAAAACTTATCCGCGGAGTTTATTTTTAATGTTATTAGATGGGAAACCCCGATAAAAGCCGGGGATGATTTTAAAATAAACAATAACGCAAAGCCTTTTTACAGTCGTTTATTCATGAAAGAATATCCACAGTATGAAGGATTTTTTAGAAAAAGAGTTAGTAAGGCTGACGAAGTTTATATTTAATTTATATATTTGCAACCTTGAGTGTCGGATACTCAATTAAAGACTTTAGCCCTTGACGCGAACCAACTATCCGACAGTTGGGGAGCCGATGGGGCATTTTTATTTTATGACTTACGGAGAAAAACTTAAAGACCCAAGATGGCAAAGAAAGCGTTTAGAAGTTATGGAACGCGATAATTTTACATGTAAAAATTGTCAATGTGATAATAAAACTTTGCATGTACACCATGTAATTTATAAAAAAGGTTTAGAGCCTTGGGAATATGACAATATTTATTTAAAAACGCTTTGTCACGAATGCCATGAGGAAGAAGAATATAATAAAAAAGTTTTACAAGAATTAATTGAAAAATGTTACATAGCGGGAGAAACTAGCGACGGGCTTATAACTTTAATTTATCACGGAATGATTTATGAAAGAGAAAAAAAGGAGGTAGAAAATGGCTAAAGACCCCGCGGTATTATTTTATACGTCCGATTTTTTAAGCGGCACGTTTACAATGACAAATGAACAAGTTGGTATGTATATGCGTTTATTGTGTTTACAGCACCAAAAAGGCAAACTTTCCGAAAAGGATATGTTAAGCATATGCAAAGCATATGATGTTGACATATGGTCGAAATTCGCGAACGAAAACGGAATGTTTTTTAATGAAAGAATGTTTAAGGAAACGGAGAGAAGGCAAAAGTTCAGCGAAAGCCGAAGAAACAATGCAAAATCTTCTAAAAACAATAACACTAGCGAAGCATATGCAAAGCATATGGAAACTGAAACTGAAATAGTAACTGAAACTATAACTAGAACTAAAGCTGAAATTGTCGACGAAAATTTTAATTATTGGTGGGATTGCTACGATAAAAAAAGAAGCAAGGAAAAAGCAAAGGCCAAATGGGATAAGTTAAACGACAAAGAAAAGGAATTGGCTTTAATAGTTGTCAAAGACTATGTGGCTTCAACACCTGATAAAAATTTCAGAAAGGACCCCGCAACATATTTACACAACAAATCATTTAACGATGAAATCATCAAACGAAATTCAACAAACGCAAAATCAGGTTCAGACCTCAAAAGCGATATTCAACAGCAATATAATGGTCGCTTTAGAAACCAATAATAAAATAGAAATGAATATAGCTTTAAGAGAATATAAGACCCCACAAGGGCAAATAAATTTTCCCGCTATATTTTCTATCAATAGAGAAAGCAGATTGCCGGCCATGGCTAAAATTGACCTTAAAAGGACATTTGCGGTTGTTTTAGTTGCTGTTACTAACGCGATGGAGTCTATGAATTTAATTCGCCCCATGAACGCAACCCAAATAATGGATTTAGTAGACGCAATAATCGAAACGTCAGAAGAGGACCAATTGAGCATAGAGGATGTCATGCTTTTTTTACAACAGTTGGTCCGCGGTCAATATGGGAAGCTTTACGAAAGCTTAGATATTCCAAAGTTTATGGATATGTTCGAGCAATACAGAGAGGAAAGATGGCAAGCAATCCGAAATATTAGGGACGAGCAAGCCTCAAGCCATCGCCCAAGCTACCACGAAGAAAGAGTAAGTGAAACATTTACCAAGGAAGACAGAAGCAAGCATGAAGCCGCTAGGATTGATTATTTACTAAAATCTAAAAAATAAGACATGAAAACAGCAATGCAAGAATTAATTGAAAAGATAGAAAAATTATACTTAATAAAACAAAATAAAAATAGCTATGAACTTTTTAGGCAATTAGAACTTGAAGCGCTTGAAAAAGAAAATAAGCAAATAATGGATTCATGGAAAGAGGGAACAAAATATATAATGGATATAAATGAAGGTAAAAATATACTTCCTATGTCCGCTATTGATTATTTAATTTATTTTAAAACTGAAAAATCAGATTATTATACAATTTTTACTGATAACAAATACTTATGAAAGACTATTTAAACTTCGTTTGGCAAAGCTTAACCCATCCGACCACATTTGTTGACTTATTAGCACCGTTTCAATTGGTTTTGTTTTTGCTTTTTTTATACTATGTTATAAGAATATTCGTTTCTATAATAAAAATAAAAAAATCATGAAAATTTTAGCCGGCTTGTTATGCTTTATTCTTATTTACTTTTTGTTTAATGCTATTAACCAACCAATCATTGACAAAGACCCTGACAATATAAACGATAATTTATTTTGACCGGAATATTAACAGAAGACGCCATAAGTTCCTTAAAAAAAGTCATTTATGCGCTAAAAGGGGAAAAAGTGACAATTATTAAAGATTGTGGTTTAGCTTTGATAGTAGAATGTAAGGGCAAAAAGTTTCCTATTAGTAAACACAAAGTAAAACTAGATGAATTTAATAACGCTTCCTAAGCTTTTAGCAAAAGCACAAAGGATTTTTAATACTTGGATAAGGCAACGCGACTTAGACGGAAGTCGGTTCCGCTGTATTAGTTGCGGGATGGTTAAAGACGTTAGCCAAATGGACGCCGGCCACTACGTCCCGGTTAAAAACAGTTCGGCGCTAAGATTTAACGAGGATAACGTACACGGGGAATGTAAAGGCTGTAACGGGTTTAATCAATTCCATTTGGTGGGATACCGCAAAAACCTGATTAATAAGATAGGCGAAAAAAAAGTCGAATGGCTAGAACAGAATCATAGGGAGGTAAAAAAATGGTCCCGGGCAGAATTAGAATTCATTATTCAAAAATATAAACTTTAAAAACATGAAAATTGACTTAACAAACCCGCCAAAATACCTTAAATGCTTAAAATCATTTTATGGGTTTCAAATAGGCGACATTTTTAGTTACGATAGCGCAAGTCCTGAAATGAATTATATTTCGCCATATTATAGATTGGATTATACTATAAGTCCTGAAATCAGAGCAACCGGAAGTTTTGTTCATTTTGATTTACTTGAGGCGCTAGAAGAAGGGTATTTTATTGAATATACCCCGACCCCGGAAGAGGCTTTCGAATCAGAATTAAACGAAGCCGCAAATAGAATCAAAGATGAAGTTCCTAGTGGAACCGGAGGCGGCGATAGGGTAAAAATAGGATTTAAGGAAGGCGTTAAATGGTATCAAGAAAGAATAAAAAATAAATAATTATGGCGGGATTAAGAATTGGAACGTACATTGATACGTTAGAACTAGAAAACGAAGCTTTAAGGGAAAAGGTTAAAGCTTTAGAACATAGATTAAAACTAATTGAAAAAGCAGCTTTAGACAAAATGGTAAAAGGGTTACAAAAAGAACCCGTTACTTACAAAATTGGGTTAGAACTAGAAGAAGAAAGAAACCCGGTTTATTAAAATATTACCCCCGCCACAATTATTAATTAACAAAATATAGGGTGTTATCGATGTTTTCGGTGGGGGTATAAATTTTATTTTATGATTATAATTTTATCAATAATAGGATGGGAATTCATTAAATGGTTATTTTATAAACTTGTAAGTAAATAAATGTTAGAATTTAGCAAACCTATCCCGGTAGTGGTGGAAGGCAATAAAAACGGTTACGCTTTATATGTTACAAATAGCGGAATGTTAGAAAATGACATTTGGTGCGTAATTTTGTGCGATGGAGGAATGGTCAGGCATTATAAAAGCAACTAAATAAGAATATTTGTAAACGAAACCTTTAATATAAAAAAATGAGGCCGAGAAACACAAAAACCGAAATAGCCGTTATGTGGTTTTTGATTATTTCAATAATAATTTTAATAACTTACACAATTAAAAATAGATAGTATGATAGTAGCATTAATCGTTTTTTGGGCAGTTTTCCCATTTGCTTACATGTTTTGGCATAAACACAACATTGTATGAGAACCCTAGTAATAAACGGGTATAAGGTGCAAGTGAAAAAGCTTGAAAGCGTTGTTAAATGTTTTCAAGCTTCCTTGTACGTTGACAAAATCATAGTACATCACTACGGTAACGACGAAATAGAAGCCTTGAGTAAGGTTTTAACCTATATGGCCGGGACCGATATACTTTACAAAAAAGACTATTTAGACTTTACTTTAGGGGGTAACCCTGATTTAAAAGATATTTAATCTTACCTTTGCTTATGGCAAAATTGCAAGTTGACATCGATTTTATTGCGGAAAAATTGCGGAAAGGCGAAAAAACGCAAGATATTTTTACGGATTTTTGCGAAAAATTGCGAAAGGTCAGTAAAAGAACCTTTGAAAGCCGGCTAAGTGAGGCTAAAAAGCTATTAGCCGAAGACCTAGAGGCTGTTAGGGAGTTAGTGAATGAGAAACTCGAGGAAATAGCAGAGGCCAAAATAACCACCTTAAAATCCGATTTAGAGATAGAGGAACAATTGCTCAAAATTGGGTTTGGGGAAATGGAAATCGAAGAGCGTACCGACATGCCTAACGGAATAGTAATTAACACCCGTAAACCGACGCCGGCTGAAATGCGCGCCGCTTTGGCCGAGGTATGGAAAAAGCGCGGAGTTTATGCCGCTGAAAAAGTAGAACAAAGAATTATTGTAAAAGTACCGGACGATGACAATTGATTGGCCCCATTGGCGACGAATCATTAACGAACGCTTTATAGAACTAAACAAATGCGTTGACAGATATTTGATTTTATATGGTTCAAGGGGTTCGAGTAAGTCAGATTATACCGCAAAGCGTTTGATATTCTTTTGCCTTACACATAAGTATTTTAAGTGCATTTTGTATCGTAAAAACTTTAATTCTATTAAGGATTCGTCCTATGACACTATAAAACAAGCCATATTTGACCTTGGCTTGGAATCTTTATTTGTGTTTAAGCTTTCCCCTTTGGAAATTGTTTGCTTAAATGGGAATAAGTTTATCGCTAGAGGTGGGGACGACCCAAATAAGTTAAAGTCAATAAAGGACCCGACCATGGTTTGGTATGAAGAGGACATTCCGGCCGAATCAGATTTCGCCACGATTTCCTTAACTATCAGGTCCGGCAAAGCTGATTTATTACAAGAAATTTTCACGATAAACCCCCAAGTTGAGGGCAATCCCGAGGATAATTGGTTTTGGCAAAGGTTTTTCAAGGACCATCACGAATTATCTTATAGACAAAAAACAACCGTTGAAGTCGAAGGGCGCTCCATTGATTACTATTATACGGTCCATCATTCAACCTATCAGGATAACAGATGGTTGCCGGATGAAGTAAAAGCGCAGATTGAAGACTACAAAACAAAGAACCCTTATTTATATTCTGTTTACGCTAAGGGATTATGGACGGCTAAGGAAACCGGCGGGAACTTTTATAAAGAGTTTTCAAGGGCTAAGCATGTTAAAAAGTTGGTTTATGACCCGGAATTGCCTTTGCATGTATCCTTTGACTTTAACGTCAACCCTTATTGTTCGGTCCAAATATGGCAAATAAAAGGCTTAGACGTTAGATGTATTGATGAAATCCCGGCACGATACCCAAATAACAACACCAAGGGCGCCTCAAAGTTATTTTTACAAAAGTATTTTGCCCATAAAGGCGGATTATTTGTGTATGGCGACCCGTCCGGTAGGTCAGCCGATACAAGGTCAGAGCAAGGGCAGAATGATTTTAGGATTATTCAAACAGAACTTGCAAGCCTTAGACCTCAAATGCGCGTCCATCAAAAGGCGCCGGCCGTGGCAATGCGTGGTAATTGGATTAATCAAATATTAGGATTTAACGAAGGCGGGGTAGTCATATCAATAGACGAGAATTGCGGGCAAACAATATCAGACTTTAGCTATTTAAAAGAGGCGAGCGATGGCACCAAGCACAAAGAAAAGGTTAAAGATACTGAAACGGGCGTCACTTACGAAAAGTACGGTCACATGTCGGATTGTGCCGATTACATGCTTACATTTGCTTTTATAAGCGAATACGACAAGTTCCAAAGGGGCGGTATTACCAATATTTCGTTTGGGAAAAACCGGAATTCAAAAAATAGTTACTAAATTTACACCAAAACAACGCAACATGTTTAAAAACTTAAAGGATTTAATTAACACAAGAAAAAAGCTTGAGGATGCTAAAGTAGAATTAAAAATAACGCAAAGTGCATCCGACGCTTATCATGTACTTATTCACAGAAGAACCGAAGAATTGACTATAAAAGAAAGTCAATTGGCAAAGATTGAAAGCATTATCGCCAATAGACGCGAAACTTTAAA